AGCTTAAATATAAACAAGACTGGCGAGACATATACTTTTGCCCGTTTCCCAATGTTACGTGGGTTCTTATAGTGCGTGACGAGCTTTACCATAAGACCTATGATAAGAATAACTATAATTGCGCCCATTTTGCACGCGATGTATATCTAGCTGAAACAGGTAAAGATATTGGCGATACATTATCAGGCTTTTTATTACCGCCAAGCAAACGTGTAGTGGAAATGAACAAACGGCATAGATTAGTAAAATTAGACAGACCCGTCAGCCCATGCCTTGTTTTAATGTTAGGTAGCAGAATTGCACCCCATGTAGGTGTATTTGTGCGTGATAAAGTGATACACATACAAGAAGCAGGAGTACAGTATGTTTCATTGTCTATTGCAAAACTAGGTTTTACTAAGTTGGGTTTTTATAAATGTTAAAGCAAGTTATAATAGCAGAAAACGCATTAGAGCCTGAAACATGGTCAGGTCATTACGTAGAAAATATATCAGACTTCCTAATGGAGAGATATGATACTTTTCCTGAAAACGCACGTATTTACCATAAAAGCGTAAGTTTAGATAATGACGTAACACCGACAAATCGTGAACAAATAGAAATATTAAATAACCTAGAAGATACAATATATGTAGTAAATTATCCGTCTGGATCCGCATTAATACCTATAATAATAGCAGTAGTTAGTGTAGCAATATCGGTTGCTATAATGTTTTTACTAAAGCCGCCAACACCGACGCAACGTAACACACAGACTGAAAGCCCAAATAACGGATTATCAGACAGAGAGAATAAACCTAGAATATTAGCACGTATACCAGATATATTTGGCAAAGTTAGGTCAACCCCTGATCTACTTAATGTTCCATACAAAGAATTTATTGACCATCAAGAAGTTGAGTATGCTTATATGTGCGTTGGTCGCGGACACTATGACATAGCGGCTGATAATGTAAAAGATGGCGACACAAAGTTCAGTGATATATCAGGTGCTTCAGTAGCAATATATCCACCAGATACATCACCTAATAATGGTAGCCCACAATTAACAATAGGTTCAGCTATAAATGAGCCAGTGCTAAAGTCTGTTAGAAGTAATGCGGCCAATGGACAAACACTTAAAGCACCAGACGCGGCGGCATTTAATGGTAATAACAATACTAAGTTTGTATATCCAAATCAAATAACTACAACAGCGTCAGGCATAGACTTTACTGAAGAATTTGTATCAGGTGCAACATTAACAGTAACTAATGCTAGTTATACAGCAGTAGTCGGGACAGCAGGTAGTCAATTAACACGTAATGTTAAATGCAAAATAGCGTCAAATGGTTTTGATGGTGAGATAATATATACAACTGGTGATGCAACAAATGATTTCAGCGTTAATGATAGTATAAGACTTGCCTTTGCCCTATTTCAGACAGATGACAGTAGCACATTAAATCTTAATGGTGATTATGTTGTAAAAGCTGTTACAAGCACAACAATAACACTAGACTATCCAGAAACAATAAATGCTAATTGGGGGCAAATACAAAATGAGTTTGCCGCTAATGAAACAGGTACAAAGAATGTATACCTAACAAATCTTGGTAGTGTTGTAAGTGTCAATCTTGCAGGTGATTATACAATATCTAGTGTTACATCAACAACAGTTAGTTTAAGCAACCCTGCTAGTGTCAATAGTGATTGGAACAAATTAGATGACTATGACAACCCTGCAGATGAAACAGGACTAATAAGCCCATATATGTATTCGACTGGTGAAGCTTTCATAGGTTGGTTTAACTTGCTTGTTGATGACCTAGATAAAATATACATAAATTTAGTTGCGTTGCAGGGATTATATAAAGATGACGGAGAACAGCAGTATGCGTTTAATATAGCAGTGCAGGTACAAGTCGAACAGACTAGCGCAACAGGTACACCGACAGGTACAGTAGAAACATTCACAGGTACAGTTTTAGGTTCGAGTAGTAGTAAGAGTACACGCGCATTGACTATGAAGATTAATCCAACCTTTACAGGATATTGCAGAGTACGAGTTAAACGTACAACTAACAGCGATACTAACTTCGAAGGAACAGTTGTTGATGAGGTTAAGTGGCGTGATCTATATGCTATGTCACCAGTATCGCAAAATGATTTTGGTGATGTAACTACAGTGCAATCAGTAACTTATGCAACTGATGGCGCATTAGCTGTTAAGTCACGTAAGCTTAATATGGAAGTGACACGTAAGTTACCTAAATTGCAATACGAGCGTTATACATTCCCAATGACATGGACAAGCCATAGCAACGGCTTAGTTAAGGTTGCAGGTAACAATGTAACCATTAGTTCAGATGGTAGTAGTTATGGTGGCTATGCTGATTTAGACGCTATTAGCAATGGTCAGGTTATTACAGTAACACTAACGCTTGATAATACTAAGACAACAGCAACTACTGTGACTATTGGGCTACATGATGGCACAAGCTTTATATCTAATACAGCTACAGTTACAAACGGCACAGCGACATATACATTAACTGCAACAGGCGCAGAGGCAAATCCATTCGTATTATTGCAGTGTGGTAATAATGACACATATTTTACTGTAACAGATATGCAGGTTAGTGGTGAAGATTACCCAAGCACACAAACTATTAGTGCAGACAGTTACTATGGCGGTGTAATTACTTATCAATATGGTGGTGTAAAAGTAGCTAATGATGGCGGCAGTTATGGCGTAAGCGTTCCTATCGAATATGGTAACACAGGATATAAGACCATAGTAGATTTTGACTTGCTTACAGCATCAACCAGCACGTCTGTTAGCGTAGTCATACTAGACAACTCAAACCAACCTATGTCAAATGTAGAAACTGTAACAGCAGGTGCTAGGTCAGTAACACTAACACATACGGCTAAGTCAGCAGGTAGAGTTGTTATTTATAGTACGCAGAGCACTACATTCTTTGCGTTGCGTAACTTACGTATTAAAGCGCAAGAACTTGGTGTTAGTAGGTATGCAACGACAGACGCGGCACAAATATTGACCAACATATGCGTTGACCCGTTTATTGGGCGCAGACCATTGACAGAAGTAGACCTAGAAAGCGTTTTAAGCACTGCTGAGAGCGTTACAGATTACTTTGGTACAACTAAAGCATCAGAGTTTAATTATACCTTTGACGCGGATAATTTAAGCTTTGAGGAAACTGCACAAACTATAGCAACTGCAATCTATAGTCAGGCATATCGTCAAGGCAGTAAAATCAAGTTAAGCTTTGAGAAAGAAACAGATGATAGTGTGTTATTGTTCAATCATAGAAACAAATTACCACAATCGGAAACACGCTCAGTAAGGTTTGGTAATGCAAGCAATCACGACGGATTAGAGTTTGTATATGCTAGTCCAGTAGATGACGCGCTCATTAGTATAAATATACCAAGTGACCAAAGCGCAACTAATCCAGATAAAATAGAAAGTGTTGGAGTAAGAAACGGCGTGCAAGCCTACTTTGCGGCACACAGAGCTTGGAATAAAATACAATATCAAAATACATTAGTTGACTTTGAGGCAACACAAGAAGCAGACTTGCTTGTTACAAATGATAGGATTTTAGTCGCAGACAATACACGAACTGGCACGCAAGACGGCGAAGTGACTGCTGTTAATGTGTTAGAGTTAACCTTATCGCAAGATGTTACTTTTGCAGGTGGTGGTGTTACATATACAATATTCTTACAACATATTGATGGCACAGTAGAAAGTATTGCCATTACAGCAGGTACAGCAGATAATAAAGTAGTGTTAGCTAATGCGCCTAGATTAAGCTTGATTACAGATCAGAATAAGTATGCTAGAACAGGTTATAACATAGTAGCAAGCAATGACGCACGAGGCACAGCGTTCTTAGTCACAGAGAAGCAACCAAACGATAACTTTACGTCGCGCGTCGGAGCTGTTAATTATAGTGATAAATACTACACGCAAGACAATGATTATCTTACAGGGGTTGTAGATATTGATGGTGATATAATTTAGGAGCAAGTAAATGGCAGAATTACCGCTAGATCAGGCCGTACCAAGGTTTAAGGCTAATGAGGATAGATTAGACACGTTTGTCAACTCAGCGACAGGTTATACAACGTCTGGTGGCACATCAGTACAATCTATACAGCAATTTCTTGCTAGTATTGGCAGTAATGGTATTGACTTTGTTGATAATGCTAAAGCCCGATTTGGCACAGGTAATGACCTAGAAATATATCATAGTGGTTCAGGTAGTTTTATACGAGATACAGGCACAGGCGACTTAACGATTGATGGCAGTGCAATAAGTATACAGACAGCTAGTGTAGAGCGTATAAGCGTAACCGCATCAGGCATAGACGTTACTGGCACAGTTGAGTTTGATGGGCTGTCAGGAACAGGCTCAGTTACAATTACAGACATAGCCGACGAAGATAACATGGCTTCAAATAGTGCTACAAAACTAGCTACACAGCAG